ATCTAAATCTTCCTCCACCATTTGAATATCTTTTCTGTCACTTTTTCCACGCTTCATCCGCTTAAATGCCCGAAGGATAACACCCTTTTGGCAAGCCAGCGTGTATAAATATCTGTAACTTTTCTTTTTCTTCCAAGGAATGCCGGTCTCTTTTTCAATGTCATATTTGAACTTATGCATTTTATCTTCTATCTCCTCGCCGCTTTCGAACATTGCTCACTACTTGCAGCTCCTGACCGGAATAATTTCCACTCACCAAAACCTATAAAGGCGGATATAACAGTATTTCAACTGTCAGCGGTGTATATGACTATCGGTAACATTTTGGACTTATAGTTTCTTGATAGAATCAGGACGCCCCGTAGTTCCACCAGGCGTTAGCAGCGACATTGTTCAGTGTGCGAGCCCAGAGCCCGTCATTAGCACCGTTGTTGCAATTGCCGAACCGCAGCGAAACCGCCGGAGAGGGAGTTCCGATAGCCCCTCAAGATCTTTAAAAAATCATTCCTATATTTTATACAAAGCAGTTGGGGGAAGACCCCCAAACCCCCTATCTGCAGCTTACGCTGCAGCAGGTGCTGGAAGAAGTTTGGACGCCCCGTAGTTCCACCAGGCGTCAGCAGCGACAAAGTACAGCGGGCGAGCCCAGAGCCCGCCAACAGCACCGAAGTTGCAATCGCCGAACCGCAGCGAAACCGCCGGTATTTCTGCGTTCACCCAAGTGTGATCGCAGTATCCAGTAGCAGAACTGCATGCGATTTCATCATTTGGCACTGCACCAAAATCCTTTACCACCTGAGTTGTTGCATAATATCCGTTTTTTGCCAAATTCACTCCAGTATCCAGATATTTAGCCCCGGTTAAGTCATAGGTATAATCCGGGGACACCTTTATTCTTCCGTTAATCAGGAGCATATACGGATCTCTCTGCCACAGCATATAACTCCCCATAACGCAGCTATGGAAAATCTTATTGAAGGACTTATTATCATTAGAACCATAAAACTGTCCTCCGCCAATGACTGTATTGATTTTCGTTCCGTAATGTTGTGTTTTATCTTCAACGTAGGTAGAACACATGCCTGATCCAAAAGCAGTCTGAGAGTCGGTGCTCTTGCTCAGCAGAATACAGATGTCTGCCAATGTATTCGTTAATGCACCGCCAAAGAAAAGAGCTTTGCTGGATGCTGCCTGAATTGCTGTATACTGCTCGGCAGTCCCGATTGCTTTTCCGGTTGCACTGTCTGCAGCAGAACCGGAGGCTGTTAAGCAGCTCCACTGCCCTGCAATACTTCTCATCTTTCCATTGGAATCAATGGAGCCATAGAACATCGGGATCAGCATATAATCTCTTTCTTTTCCAAGTACATTAAATCCTATTGCATGGAAATCATCATCCACTTTTCTTTCACAGAAATATACATAGCGGTCATTTCCAACCTTATATTCCTTCTTGTAGATTTTCTTTACGATTGCCATCGCATCACCGGCATAATCAATATTAGCCGCATCAGAGTTCGTTCCATCCGCTTTCTTCGTATAATCGTCCGGATCTAAGAAGTAATCAATACCTCCATCCCAATTACACATAACCGGTACATTAGCTTTCAGCCAGTCCCAGTCAGCCCATGAGCCATAATTCATGGCGTGCATGCTCATGTTCATGCTCATAGGTGTAAAGTCCTTGTTCGCACCAAGGTACTCCACTCTTGTGGACGGATTCAGGTCGGAAGCTTCATGGATAACCATTCCATAAATCGGTGCATCATCCGGTACCAGATTTCTCACCAGCTTTTCCACCTGCTCCTGCACTTCAAGCAGTGTTTCCTGCTCTGCAATAAAAACCTTTTTCGACATTTTCTACCTCGTTTCCAGCATAATATAACACTTTACGTTTTATATTTGCTTATTTTGTTAGATTATAACGTAATACGTTATTTTTACAGTTCCTCATAATATAAATGACCGTTTTCCATGCCCATTCGCATCTTTCCACCATTTACATCGTCTTCAAAAATCTTCGCATCTCTGCGATTGGCTTTTCCATTATTCAGTAACTGGGCATATCTCTCATTAAAGTAATCTGCATGTGCCGGTGTGGTAGGTTCCAGAGCCTCCATTTGTTCGTTGTAAACCGGCTCATCCTGAATCGTTAAATTCTTCGCCATGTCCTGCCTCCCTAAAATGTATCGTTGATATAGAAAGTCATGCTGATATCCGCATCCTTTCCTTTTGCGGTAAAACGCTTGATGGTAACGATATCCCCATCCGCATCATAGAGTCCGATTTCGCTAATCGCAGCACCCGGAAGCTCACTCTCCTTTAGCTCACATTCATACTTGCACTTCGTATCGCTCAACATGGTGTAAGTATCGTATTTCTTTCTGAGCAATTCGTTCTTCAGTTCTGATTCTGCCTCCAGCGGTGCGATAACATTTCCATCCGCATCCACACCACCATCACCAAATACAAAGCCCACAATCTTAGGCAGCTGGATTTCTCCAGCTCTGGCTCTCAGCATCTTTTTCCTTCCTGCAATTGTAATAATCTGATTCTGTGTAAGGTTCTCTGCCATTTTACAATTCCTCCTCTCGCCTTATGGCATCTAATATCCTTGTTCCATTTAACTGATAGCTGCCATCCAGCAGCCACAAGTCTTTCTTTATAACAACACCTCCCGGTGTCATTTCCTCGATATTGGTATTCCCCAAGTCAATTGCCAGACCGTATGTATCTGGTTTTCTTAACACATTCAGCTCATAGCTGCCATCCATCTGCCATGTTCCATTCAATCTCCGGACATTCCAGTAAGGCGAGTCAAAGCCGATAACCACTCCGGCATCAGTAAACATCTCCTGCAGCTGTGATGTAGCAGATACACTCACATCCAGTTCTACGCTCTCCAAAACCTCGACGTCTCCCATATCGTAGCTGATGCCCCATTCATCCGGTTTTCTTCCGACTCCCAGATTATAGGTGCCATCCAGCAACCATGTTCCATTTAACCTCCGGACATTCCAGTAAGGCGAATCAAAACCGATTGTCATTTCCGTTACCGAGAAGACCTCTCCGATACTTGCCGAGTAGTCCAGCAGCAGAATTATTTTATACATCAGATGAGCCGGTACCCATTTATCCAAAAACTTTCGGACATCCGGCATATCGATATGCTGCAGCTCACTCACATCCAGAACAATCTCCGCAAGCAACTTCTCAGCATATCCGGTAACATCAACACCGGCTCCGGTTCTCTCTGACAGTTTATTTTCCAGCCATTCTTCATTGATCAGCTCCTCGTGGAGTAAGGATGCCCTCTGGTACATCTCATCAATGATCCGTTCTATTTCAGCCAGAATGATATCCTCGGCATTCAGGACATCATTCATCTGTCTCATATTGCGGACTCTTGCTGGAAGCATTTGGCTGTTATTCAGTGACATTGACCGTCAGCTCCTGCAGAGCAAAATACTTGTTGTATTCTGCAGTAATGGAGTCCTGAGCTCCGTTGACCTTCAGGATTCCCACTTCCTTCACACCATCCACTCCACTGATGATGTTACTGATTTTATAGTAGTTCAAAGACACTGTTCCGCTTTGGAAAGCGATCTGAGTGAAATACTCCTCGATCTTGCTCCTGATCTGCGTTTTCACGGTCTCTTCTGTGTAACCGGACATTTTCACAACGCTGCATAAAATAACAATCGGAATGCTCTCCGCAGCATCCACAACCGGATCAGCTCCAACCGGACGCATACTGTTTATGTATTCCTGGACAAATGCAATCTGTTCTTCCGTTGGTGGCTTGGCATCCACTGTAAGAATCGCAATCGACACAAGCCCGGTTCCATCCCTTGGTGTGTCCACCTTTGCATTTCCCACAATGACATTACCCTCTGCATCCGTGGCTTCCTTTGCCCATCTCACATAATGCCTCTCGTTTCCGCTGGTACCCATATCCTCCTCTTTGTCTGTCAGGGTATTCATCAGAGGAACAATCCTCATGGCATCAAGCCGGGCAAGCTCCTCAGCCACCGCCTGAAGATTATCCATTGAGAAGCTGCCTTCCATCTTGGTATCCTCATTTTTCAACGCAGCCTTCATCCTTGCCAGTATTCCTTCAGCACTAAAATCCATTACACTCTCACCTCCCTCACCGGAACCAGAATTGTGTTTGAACCATAAATGCTGGTGCAGTCAAAACTCACCGTCATCCCGGTAGAAGTATTTTCAAAAATAAAATTATCCAAACGCTTTATATATGGATTGACCATAAGAGCTTCAATGATAAAGCGTTCAATTTCCAGTTTGACAATCTCCACGTTCATGGAGTGTCCGATTACCTGATCCTGAATTTCTGAGCCAAATGCAAAGGAATATGCGGTATAATGACATCGCTCCGTGAACAGGGCTTTAAATATCCAGATGCGGAGTGCTTCATTTCCCTCCACCATGTAGGTGCGTCCTCCCTCATCCAGAAGCAGCTCGTTCTTTTCGAAGTCATAAGCATATTCCTTCAACATTGGCAGTTCGTCATTCGTCTCAGTGCTTGTGCTTGTTGAATCAATAAAAGGAAAAATACTCATGCCTTAACCGCCTTTCCTGCTATATAAAAAGAGGATCCGGTTATATGCACCACAACCGTGTCCCCTTTCTTAAGCACATACTTCTCGTGAAACTCTTTCAGGAACTCATAAGCCTCCTGCGGTTCAAAAGGTGTAATAAATGGCTTTTTGATGTCCTCGCCACTATCCGAAGCATTCAGCATCAGTGCCGGATTGATGTAAAGGTTCTTTGTGATAGTTGTATTGTGCATCTTGATTGTCAGTGGTTTTACCGACAACACATCCGCCATATAGGTACCATCCACTCCATCAGCACTATTGGAACCACCAGTTCCCTTTCTGATTGCCTCGACCATTTCCACAATATTTCTGTTTGTCGACACCCTTCCACCTCCTGCCTTTATGTAGTCTCTTCAATCCCCCTTTCATCCATAAGGTTCTCAAAGGCAAGTGTCAGATCCATCTGAGCCTTACCGCACGAAAAGGTATGTGTGTCACTTTCAATGTAAAACTGTCCATAAAGCCCGGTGTCAGTTTCCTGCACAATGATTGAGTATCCTGATACCGCACGGAAATCATTTGGAACTCCGGACACGGTTGCCGAGGACTCCACTGTTACCAGCATCTTCTTGGCTTGTGTTGTAGCATCCTCTCCATCATTCTGTTTCAGCACTCTCTGCACCAAACCATACTTCTGGATCGAGGCTGCATCCTCCACCGTCTTTATGACATTGTTGTTTTTATCTGTTATTAAAACCCTATTAACGAGCTTTTGAAGGGTGCTTTTATAGGTTGCTTCAATCAGGTTGTAATCCCCGGTCATAACCGCCCCACAAAGCGTCCCCTTCTCCAAAACACTCACTTTGTTAATATTGGTCATCAGCGGAATATACTTGCTGCCATTCTGCTTTGCTGCAGCTGTGTATGCCATCATAATGGCTTCATAGGCTTTCTTGCCAAAGCATGGCATAGAAGATATATTCACTCCCGTTGCAGCCATCGTTCCGCTTTCAATTCCGAGTTCTGTGCAGATCCCCGGAACAATCGTTTCCGGAGTTCCTTCAAATATTTTGTTGACATCTGAATTATTGATATAGAACATTAAATCGTATGCCAGATAAGTTTCCACCTTGGAATTGGCACTCTTGTCAATGTCAAAAATAATGCCTCCAAAGACATCCTTCCCACTGTCATCCTGCATGATGATTTCTGCACCCTCGTCAATGACAACCGTGGGAAAGTCTTTGTCCTTCTTATTCTTCGCAATTGTGAATTGAATTGTACGTGCGACCTGCTTTGTGTCACCAGACCACTTGATCTGCTCGATCAGTTCGCTGATATCTTTTCCTACAGTCAGTAATTTCATCTCAACACCACCTATGCCGGAATTGTGTACACATCGCCCGGATAAATCCAGTGTCCATTATCAGAACTGGACTTTCCATGCTTTTTAGCACTTGCCTCAATTGTTCCATTGTTTGCATTATAAATTTTAGGATATGAACTTCCATTTCCGTATTTCTGTTTTGATATCCCCCAGAGTGTATCTCCTCCAACCACTGTGTAAGATCCACCTGCAGCTGCAGGTGCAGGTCTCGACAAAAGACCATTATTCCGTACTTTCGTTGTAATCTGAACAGATGGAACATTCAATGTCCGGTACTCGGAAAATGAAATGGTATAGTAAATATCCCCATCACCTTCCCTCATAGAGTAGGTAAAATCATCAATCAGCATTGCAAGGTTGATTTTCATATCGCTTATGATTACCCTGACCACTGCTTTTGTGGTTTTCCATTCCTGAAGCATCGCTACATATTTGTCAGGCTTCTTTTTCGCATTCTTATAAAATGGAGACTTCTCCGAAGGGAAGAAGCTCGACAGCTTTGTGTACTTAAGCCCTCGCTCTCCCTTCAGATTGGCTTCTCCTATGTTTAGAAGGGTTATCGCCTGATTCAACTGTTTTTCTGTGAATTCCACAGAAGGAGGATTGATTGGCAGCTCGATAACTTCTTTCCTGTTGTTTACGCTTAATTCAATTACTCTGGTTTTCATCAGACCACCTCCTAACCCATGTTTACAACTACTTCCACGACTTTCTTTGCAACCTTGTCGGCAATTTCATCAATATCCGCATCCTCACGGACAATGATCTCATCTGCCAGTTTTGCAATGGCAACCGTCACGCTGCCAATAAATCCTTTTGCAGTCCCTTTGGTCTTTCCTGAACCCGGAACTTCAAGACCGCTTTCTTTCCCCTTGATTCTGTCCATCAGCTGCTTCAGGTTCTCATCGATGCTTGTCAGTATCATCATGATTGGAGTCAGATCCTGACCGCCACCGGATAAAACTGTATTCTGCATGATGTTGGCAGCGCTGTCTTTTACAACTCCACTGCCCTGCTTCGTCAGGGAAACGCTCTCTTTGTGTGGAAGAATTCTGGAACCTCTTGGCAAATCAACAAGCTCGGCACCTTTCTCGCCAACCCATGTCAAACCGCCCTTCCAGTTATTATCTCCTTCAGCGTTTTCTCCAACAGTTCCGGAATCTCCTCCAGAACCGGTTATCGCATCTGCTACAGAACCAAACCATCCTGCAATCTTTCCGATGACGCTGCCGATTCCTTCCACCAGTGGCTTTACGATTCCCCACACAGTTTCGATAATTGACTGGATGCCAGGGAATACCTTTTGAACCACGCCAAATAAAATCTCAAATACGCTTATTACAATGTCAATTACTGGAGAAATTACTCCCCAAGCTGTGCTGATGATGTCCCCAATCAATGGAGCCACCGTTCCGATGACTTCCTGAATAAAACCCATCCTCTCACCGACAAATGAAATGACACTTCCAACTTTTTCTCCGATTTCAGAGAAAATCGTACTGAATACCGGAGCCAGTGCAGAAACCACAGTTCCAATACCTTGTACTAGACCGGCAATGACTGGAGCTGCCTGACCGATGATGTTTCCTATCGTGGAAACCACCGTTTGGATTACTGGGAGAATTACCGGTAGCATCATCTGTACAGTGGAAATAATGCTTGTTAGAGCCGGTACGCACGCACTGACTACCTGCTGGATGGTAGTAGTCATACCGCTACCAAATGAGACAAGCTGCGGAATCAGCGGTGCAAACCCGGCAGCCAGAGACCCAAGCGTGGAAACCACACTCTTAATTCCTGAAATAAATTCCGGTACAACTGTAATGGCAGCATTGAATCCGTTTTCAATTACAGGAGCCATTGAAGGGAACATTTCCTTAAGCCCGTCCTTCAATCCGACCACTATATCTCTTCCAAGCGTCTTGATTTTCGGTACCGCTTTTTTAACCCCAGTTTTAACCACGCTTGGCAGTGATGAGAATACACGTCCAATCATCGGAACCGCATTATCGAATAAGAATGTCGACGCACTATCCACCAACTGTTCCATTGATCCGGTTATATCTCCGCCAATCGCCATATTTCCAAGAACGTTCTTTGCTGCTGCCTTCATCGCTGAGAACGAACCACTAAAGGTCTGTCCGGCTTCTTTTGCGGTTGTTCCGGTTACTCCGAGTTCATTCTGAATCACATGAATAGCACTGTAAACATCAGACAAGTTGCTGATATCATACTTAACACCTGATATCTTGCTGGCATCCTGAAGCAGTCTCTGCATTTCTTCCTGCGTACCGCCATATCCCAACTTAAGATTATCCAGCATCGTGTAATTCTGCTTAGCAAATCCCTGATACGCATTCTGAATAGACTCCATGTCGGTGCCAAATTTGTTTGCGTTGTCTGCCATGTCAATCATAGCCATATCAGCAACTTCTGCAGCCTTAGCGGTATCACCACCCAAGCTGCTCAAAAGTGATGCAGAAAAACTTGTGACCTGTGACATATACTCATTGGCAGATAGACCGGCTGTCTTAAACGCTGCATCCGCATTGGCTTTAACAACACTAGCATTCTCCTTGAACAATGTTTCCACGCCACCAATGCTCTGCTCCAGTGCAGCTCCCTCCATTACAGCACCGCCCACCACCGCTGTTGCTACAATCGTTACTGGAATAGCCACGGTTGCTGCCAAGGTCTTGAGTTTGCCACTGATAGCAGATATTCCACTTGCTGTGGCATCCTTCAGCCTTACTATCGGGGAAAAAATCTTCCCACCTAATGCTTTCAGCTTCCCAGTTATCTTTGTGACTTTAGAAGTGATTGCATCTTTCAATTTAATAACGGGTGTGGTTACTTTTTTCGCCACCCCCGTTAATGCATTTTTTATTGATTTTACTTTTGATGTGGCAGAATCCTTTATCTTAATGACCGGAGTTGCCACCTTTTTTCCAACCGTCTTAATTCCATTGCTGACTTTTGTTATTGTCGCACTGGCTGCATCCTTCGCCTTAATGACTGGGGATATTACTGTTTTTCCTAACTGCTTTACCTTTCCGGTTAGCCCATCCGTCTTTCTTGTTGCCGATTCGGTATTGATCTTAGCAGTGTAAGTTTTATCCCAAGCACGCTGCAGCTCTTTCCTCGTTTCAGCTGCATCTTTCCGGAGGGCGGTCTGTTCTTGTCGGATGCTCTTTAGCACAGAGCTGGC